CCACTAACTTTTGTGTCCGCGTAGTCCTTCGCCGATGTGAGTGTTTCCGCGTCGCCATCGGCTAAATTCTTGGTGGTCGCTATTGCATTGCCAGCACCGTCTACTGCACCCTTTTCAAGCGTGACGGACTCCTTGAAGTCTGCGGGTTTGCTACCATCGATGACGGTGGCAGGAATAAGGCTTTTCACCTCGTCCGTTTTGACGTAATCAGCTAAGGTCACCTTCAACGCTTCATTGGTCACTGCACCAGCTGGGTTGATTGATAGGTCAACGTTTTTGGATTGACCAACTACAGTTTCTAAATCGATACCTAAAGCCGACCCCATCGCGTCTTGATGGATATAAACGGGGTCTTTTAACACGGTGACACTGTACAGCACCTCCTTACCATCGCCATCGACAGCGAACAATCCAACCGAATTCATTTGATAATCATTCGGTGCTTTGGTTTGGTCGATCGCAATATTTACATCGACAGTATTGTCATTGATGACTGTCACGGTATTAATGTCAGCTGTCTGCTGTACATTATCCAGAGACGTCAGGACTTGTAACTCGGTAACCGATTGATTAAAAAGATTAGTGGTGCTGATTTCCGCCTTAGTAAATTTGGCCGTCGTTTTATTGGCGATAAGCCGGGCGGCTATTGACTGGGCGGCAGTCGTGAAAATAGTTGTTGCACTTCTCTGCTCGTCATTACTTGCCACTATTTACCCCTCCTTTGCCTTGATTATTTGTCTAATTTTGGTGACACTAGCTAGTCCTGCATCGCCTTGCATCGAGATATGGCGGTCCTGCGCAACGTTCATAGTTGACCGAATGTTCTGGTGAACCATAGTATAAGAGGTCATATAGAGATTACTTTTGACGGTCGTTCTAAATTGAACCATAGCAACACGAATACCAGCTGCTACGGAACTGCGAATTTGGTCAAGAACTAGTTTTTCTTTGCGTTGAGAGTCTATGTATGTAGCTGGCACGTTAGTGACCTGAATTGCGTTAGGCTCATTATTTACTGGGCCAACGTTGATCTCTGAGTATTTAGCTCCCAATGACTCAGCAATTAGCTTGATAAGTGAGTTATATGTACCATCCGTCTGGCGTTGAAGTTGCTTAGACTTAATCAAGAATCGGTAGAATTCATCATCATAGCCGTTCCGTGTCACACCACGATCATTTCCGATCATGTCTAATGCTTCGCCCTCAGCAGTGTCAATGCTGTGCCACTCGTCCATCTTTTGAAGAGTAACTAAGGTATCTTCCATGCCATCAGAGTATAAGGACAGCAGTTTTGCATTGTTGGAATCTTTTTCATAGGCAAGGCTGACTGGTAACTCGTTAAGCAAGTCTTCCAGATTGTACTCAGGCGTGTAAGCCTTATCCGTCATCAACTGTCACCTCCACATCAGAATCGTTAGCGACCACAGCCGTCTCAAACTGATCTAGCTGGATATCTGTCATACCCATAGCTGACTTATCACGCCCAAGAGTTACCTGTGCGTATTCAACGCCGGAAATGTTGTAGATAGCTTGGTACAGCTTAGTGAAGACTACCTTATCGCCCATGATTAGCCCACTAAGATAGTCCTTGATGGCTTGCACAATCTCTGCCGGACTAGTCTCAGAATTAAAATCATCACTGGTTTTAAGTGACATATTGACATAGATGGGAACCACCGTCGCTGTATCAAAAAAGACATCGTGCGTATGACCGCCGATGTCTTTTACTGCTTCTTTGATTTTTCCTACGGTTTGTATCCCTGCCGCGATGTTATCCAGGATGGCTTGTGCTACATCATCTTCCCGGCCACCTCTCACATAAAAGTGAAGGGACTTAGGAGGATTACCGTAGCTGTCCGTTTCCATGGTTAAGTTTGGGACAATTTGTACTTGTTCCACACCAGGCAGCGCGTACAGACCTGTGTATAGACCGTAATAAGTTGGCCCTGGTTGAGACTCCATACTTAGATGGATTCGCTGCCGATAAGCGTCATCGGTCTCAATCTCAGCACCACCACTAGCCTGTACAGGATTGGTCACTGCTTCAACACCTGTGACATTCTCTTCCTGCACCGTGATAGTATCAGGGGCAACGTTACCTGTTTCATCTAAAACCGTGCATACGGCTTCACCAGTGCCTTTGCCACTATCATTTAGTGTGACTGTGTCAATCATTTCAAATTCAACGCCTGATTCTGTAGTATACACCGTCTCCTCAGGAATGACTGTTCCGGCCGTTCCGGTAAAATTAAGCACTACCGTAGCTGCTTGGGCAGGGTTACGAGTGACAGAGTAGTTAGACCCTAAGCGATCCAATGAAATTCCTTCGGCTTGGTCAACGAAACTGGAATAGTAGACTGCTTCCAAATCCTGATTAACGATGGTTTGAAGCCAAGAGATAACACGAATGTACATACCCAAAGCAGAGTTTTGATCTGTATTGACATCATCGCCAAAAAGTTCTTGAGTTTTAGCTGTTAGCTGATTCAGGAGCTGTTGAAAATTGAGGATTTTGAGTCCGGTCTTATCTAACGCCGTCACTGGTCATCATCTCCTAAATTGGTTTGTACGGTTTCCACATCGCCATTTGGCAGCATATACTTAACCTCAACACTTAGGCTTCTATCAGCATCGCTTTTAGTAAAATTAATCTCTTGAACGTCAATATTTTCATCAACTTGTGTACTAACAGCATCCTCAATATCTTCTTGGAGAAAATCCTGATTATAGCCTTTTCCAAGCGCGTTCTCACGAGTCAACCCCATAGGTTCATCCACAGGCTCGAATTCATTTAGTCGCGTTCGTAAAGTAGTTGCAATGCGTTGGCTAATTTCTTCATTATCGCTAATCATGGCAATATCACCATCATCAATAATTACATCGCCATTTTTATCAAGTTTAAAATCTCTCATCCTTCATACACCCCCACGACTACGGCGTCATTGACGCTATGTGTTCGATCGGAGGCTTTCGTGTATTTCCCGCCATCGAAATTGTCTAAGTCTCGGTCATTAAAAACGATAAATACAGTTGCTCCATTTTTCATAGACTTGCCGCCATCAAAAGCGTAGCAATTCATCAAAACCGGACACCCAATAATAATTCCTACTTCGTCCCGGCCACCTTCATCGTCAACTTGGGGCTGTACGTCTGCGGTATGGTGTGTCGAATCATAAGAGACTACCTTTGCAAAATTCGATACATTGATAGAGTAGCCGGACTTATCACCAGTTTTCTCCATCAACTCATGAAAATGTTCTTGCAGCTTTCCAATTTTTGTCATACATACACCTCCATCGCTGTAGTAAAGGCACTGTCGTCGCATACATGCTCGCCGGACTTTACCCGAAAGGTACCCTTTAAAAAGCGATTTTCAACCGTCACAACTGACCCGGTAGAAACCTGATATCTGAGTAAGCTAGTGACTGTCCAAGTTTTGTGTTTGGCCGTACTGTCTGAATCGGTTGTTGGATACTGAATTAATCCTGTACCACCATGACGGCCTTTGACATGTTCCGTCACTAGAATATGTTCGTTATGGCCTTTTACCTTAGAGAGGTCATCGATTACAATTGAGCCTCGTCGATAATAGACCTTGCTACCACACGCTTTTGCAATGGCTTTGATGTTAGTGATTGGCTTACCATGAGCTGCGTAGCCTTTTTTGTACTTCTTTGGCTTAACTAAGTAGACCTTACTAAGAGTAATTCCTGCGTCACTTGCAATTCGCCGGATAATTGTGCTTGCTGCTGTGTTTTTACCAAATGACAGAGCACTATGTTTCTTGATCTTCGGTAAATCAGCAGCAGCTTTTTTACCAATTACTTTAGCTTTTTTCTTTCGTGCCTCATCAGCTTTCTTGTTGGCCTTTTCAGCGCTAGAAAGTAGCTTAGAGTATTCCTGGCCCTCACGATATGTAAAAGAAAAAGTGTTGTTTGTGCCATCGGAGGTAAAAGGGCTAATGGCCCTGATAACCCCAGCAGACAAAAGACCAACACCATCTTCTGCGTATCCTGCATAGAGCTTGACTTCATAACCTTTTTTAAAAAGTTTTCGATGCTTTGCAGAAAGATTCATGATGGTCACAGTGCAAGTTGGAGGAGTCGAAGAATCGCTAAATGGAACATTGAATTGAATTCCCATGGAATGTGTTTCAGTCTGTTTATAGTCAAACGTGACTGACTCATGCGGAGTTAGCAGAACGAGTTTTACACGTCTGCCATATAGATACTTAGCCATCTAATCCCCCCGTCCAATCGCCATCAATTGGTATTTCACCAATATCCGTACCATCACTTGGTAAAACATCTTCACACAAGAAAACCGTATCCATGAAGTTATCAATAGATACCCGCTTAGCCTGACCAGACTCATCCATAGGCACCAGCGGTGTCGTTGGTAAGCGTTCATCAGGTGGCAACTCTTGGAACAGTGGTTGATTGAGAATTAATTTCTCTGAAGCGATGGGAGTTTCGTCATTCTCCATAAGTGTGAAAACAAAAAAATCCCCCTCATCGTTGTAAGTAAGGGAGATAAGATATGTAGTACCGTCTAAGTCTTGCTCAAACGTTTCTGGTAAATCGTCAACGTCAAAATCTATGTATGGTCTAACAGGCATTGCTTATTCCTCCCTACTTACTCAACTGTTTAGCAATTTTACTAAGGGTTGATGCAGCACTAGTCGAAGCCTTATTTTTAACCAAACTCTTGGATAAAGCAGCAGTAGACATTCCCTGGGTTACCCGTAACTTAACGGGATATTTTCCATTCTTACCAGGGTACATGGTTACTTTCTCGGAACCATTCCACTTACGAAGTTGAGCAACTGTTGTCCCATACTTCTTAGCTAGTCCCCAGTACGTCATGCCCTTCTTGACGGTAATGTACTTAGCCCCAATGTACTTGCCACCAGTTGTTTTCTTCCCTTTGTTGTTTTTCGTACCTTTAGAAGTAGTGGTTGCTTTTGCCTTGTACGCAAATTGGAAAGTCATACTAATTTTCATCATGCCAAGAAGCGGTGCATCAAGTGTTTTAGTTAAGTTATTCATAAATAAATGCTTGTAATAAATCTTATTCATGACTCGCTTTCCAACGTCATTAGCGGCATTAGATTTGTAGACAAGTTCAGTACCATCAAATTGCCATTTCTTTAAGTTGTTATACTGCTGACGACAACTTTTCTTAGGTAATCCAGAGCCACTAACATCATCTTTTGTTCCAGACCATAAGCGTTTCCCTGCTTTCTGGTCATACAAGTACCCGTTGATAGTAATGGTTTTAGCCGTTCGCTGAACGTGATCTACGACCGGATCATCTTTATCAATAGGGTAAGTCGTAGCTGTGGAGTCATTGGTTTCAGACTCATCAGTTGCAAACAAAAACACCTCTAGTCCAGTCAACGAGTTAGTCGCGTGAAGACTGGCATGAGGTGCCATAAAACGTTTGTAGTTTTCCTGACGCTGCTGTGCAACCCGTTTCAGAGCAGTAGCATGTCGGTTTTTCATGTACTTATCATAAGCGGCCTTGCTTTGCTTAGCAGTTGACTTAGCCTTTTTCAACTTACTAGAAGCCTTCTTGTATGAAGAAGACTTCTTAAGTGTACTCAATTTAGAACTGGCAGACTTAGCTTGTGCTTGATACTCAGCCAATTTAGCCTGCTGAGTTTTACTAGGCTTAGCAGGTGTCTTGCGTTTGACCTTAACTTTTTTTGTTGTAGTCTTACCGTTCTTTCCCTTAGTTTTTTCACTTTTGTAATAGTACGCAAGCGAATCGTTGATTGCTTGGATATTGGATTGAGCAGTCGTAATCGTTGCCTGATAATTTTTCGCCTGTGAAATCTGCTTAGTCTGAGTTGCAGACAAACTTTCATAGGCGTTTTTAGAATCAGTAACTGCTTTTTTCTTTTTCTTCCAAGTTTTCGTGTACACGGTCATTTACTTCACCTCTAATAATCTAGATTTTCAAGTTCAGTGCTAAAGAGATTGTCCAATTCGTCACGCAAAGCAGACTTAACATTTTTGGCAATTTCTTTGGCATCCCCGTTCTTAACTTCAATTTTAAGATCGATGTGGAAAGTATTTTGGATTGATGGTTTAGACTTAGCGCCCGTCTTATTAGCTAGCTGTCGTGTTGCATCAGCCGAACGGATTGTTGCGGGCCGATCAAAGTTAACCAACTCTGGGCCTTTCTCACCAACAATTACTGATTCACCAACATTTGGACGACCACCTGTAGCAAAGCGCCGTGAACCAGTTGGGCCCCAGCCGCCTGTATGTACATCTCGGCGCCAATTTGAATCATTGAACATCGCTAATAATTGGTCATAAGCATTGAGAATTTGACCATGTCCCTTTACCGCATAGTGCTTAAACGTTGGGTCAATAAATTGTAGAATACCCTTAGAAGGTGTTCCGTTTTTAGCATTAACGTCCCAGTTGTTAACTGCAGTTGACGAGCCACCAGATTCATGCTGAATTACAGCCTGTATAGTCGAAAGCTCACTGCCACTTAGGTTAACGTGCATTGCCTTGGCAGCCTTTTCAATCATGCCTTTTGAAACTGATCCTCCAACCTGTCCACCACCCACAGTGTCCTGTAGGTTCTTTTCAATCCATTTAATAGCGGTTGAGCCAAGTTGCGATTTAACTAGCTTAGTTAACGCACCATTAATTTTCTTTTTAGACGACTTGAGCTTAGATGATCCATCAGAGCCACCACGCATCTTCGTAATATCCAGCCAGCCTTTAGTGGATGAGCCACCATGATCCCAAACAGAGCCATGGGCCAACCCGACATGGACGTGAGCACCACTACCAGCACCATTAAGGTGACCTAAAGTGGCGATACGTTGACCAGTCTTCACGACGTCACCAACGGCTACCTTGATGTTGTTCATGCCACCAAACTCCTGGTAAATCTGGTGATATCCATCGTCAGAGTCAAGCTCAATGATGTCACCTAACTGACTATACGGCCAACCATGACCTGGTCGCCCAATTTGAACGACCTTACCACCATGCATGGCGAGAATGGCTGACCCTAATGGGCCGGAAAAGTCGTTACCGTCATGGGAGCCAAAGGATCGAGCAGCACCAAAACCATTGGTTAAAGCAAGACCGGGTGTATGAATCCATTTACCACCAGCAGCTGTTCCACCTTCGATAGTGTCCTGAATCAGACCCCACATAGCACCCGACCATGGAACACCAGCCTTCTTGGCACCAGTGTTAGCAACATTGGTCACACCTTTTTGAAGAGTTGAGCCAGTTGACTTAGCATTAGCTGTAAATTCGCTAGAAAAGGCCTTCGCCGGATTAGCAGCGTTAGCCTTAGCAAGTGATTTCAGTTTGCTGTCAGACGCACCAGTACCCTTCTTAAAGTGAGGCAGATATGGCTTAGCACGCTCGACCTGGTCACCATTGAAGACTTCATCCCCTTTGCGGAGGTGAACAGCTACGTTATCACCAACTGGCTTAAGCAGCTGTTGACCACGAGCAACCAATTCTTGACGTGGCCCAGAGCTAGCGTCATTTAAGACGGCAAGTTGATCGCTACCGATTGGACCATTAGACCCAGTCGCGTAATGAATTGGCTTCAACACAGACTTGTTGCCACCAAATTGACTTAGCGCTGAATCGATCGCAGTAAAGCCTCCATTAAGGGACGTAATGGAACCCTTCATGGCATCTTTAGCGTCACCCGGTAACTTACCCATAATGGAGTTAAAGTCGCTCTCAATGGCCTTCGTTTCCGAATTCATACCACTGTGAATCTTGCTCATGATTGAAGACTGAGCATTTTTCATTTGTACGAGCTGCTTATCCGCACCCCTTTGCAACTGGTCATAATCGGCAACTGCATCTTTTTGGATTTTTCCAGTTAAGCCCTTGGTATCGCCATGAATGGTTTTCCAGTTTCGTTCAGACTGCGTGCCAAACTTGCTGATAGATTTAGCAGACTTTTTAGTGGCCTTGTCATAGCCACCGGTGACGGTCTTGGAAATCTTACCCATTGAAGTCTTAGTAGACTTCTCAGCCGAACCTAGTGGGTTACCGAATCCCTTAGCCTTGACGCTTCCACCAACGATTGAACCTTTTAGTGAAGTAGTCCCAGACGCGTAGCCTTTAAGCGTTTTACCTTTACCTAGACCACCAGCAAACAGCTTGCGAGTGTCACGCGCATTGATGACATGCTCACCAGCAAATAGCTTAGTGAAAACCGGTCCATTACCCAACAGTCGAAACTTACCTGTCCGTGGGTTGTAAGCCACTTCTGTACCAGCTTCGTTGACCATCGCCATCTGAGTAGCGCGAATAGGCCCTCCAGCTGCGTGACCTGCAAAGGCGTTAGGCATCTTAGGCGCGGATTGACCACTCTTGAGCACGGTCGTTTTATTCCGAAGCTTTTGTGCTCCTTTATTAAGCTGGGCACCAGGCTGGGTATTATTCTTGATGGCTTGCTCATTTGAAACGGGCTTGGAATAGGTTCCGCCAACCGCCTTAGCAAGTTGCTTGCCCATTATCGTAATGTTGTCAGACATCACGCCCATGATTCCATCGATGCCACCTGCGGCATTAGCTGCAGCCTTCTCGACAGCCTTCTCAGACTTGTTAGCCCATTTAACTGTATCTTTGTACTGCTGATGAGCTGCATTTGTCGTGTCAGTGTATTGCTTATCGGCGTAGGTCTTAATCTTGGCATACATCTTAGAGTGCACACCGTAAGTAGCCTTGGCAGAACTGAGCGTCTTGTAGTAAGAATTCGTGGCGCTCTCTTTTTGAGATTCATACTGCTTTTTAGCATCGGCTACTGTTTGCGTTCTTGCTTGCCGACTTTGTTTCATCACAGAAGAATATTGCTTTGAAGTTAGGGACGTAACGCCCTCATGAAGCTTTTTGTAGATGCTCTTCTGCTTATTGGCACCTGCATCCGTAAGGCGAAGCAGTTGACCATTTAGCTTAGCAACAAGGGCCATTCGATTAGAATTGCCCGACTTTTCAGCCTTCTCAATCTGTGTGACCGTATTCCTAACGGCAGACAGACGTTTGTTGTCACCATTTTTATTCTTCTGGAGTTCCTTAGCCTGTTCAGCCGAACTAATTGCGCCAATCTTTTTAAGATAGTTAATGTTGCTATCCGAAGACTCACGCTGTTTGGCTGAGTATGACTTGACGGATTTAAGGAGACTCGTATATGTATTCTTATTTTGGGCAATAGCTTTTTTAGAGCCAGTTGCCATAATGTTCAAGTATTCAGAGTTGGCTTGCTGTACTTGTTTTCGAGTTGACCGTAAGAAGTCAGACGTTTGAGACGACAGACCAGAATATGGGTTAGCCGCTTTTTTGCGTGGTTGACTCTTATGTGGCTTATAATTCGCATCCCCAGTCGATAATCCAGAAAAATCAGTACCAGCGTCTGAACCATAAGGGGCCGTTCTTAATTGATTGTAATCTGGAGCACCCGTCTTTTTAGCATGGTTATTATAATTCTTGATATTAGAACTTGATCTATGATCTTGTTTGGTGAAATATGGGATAGCTACTTTCACAAATGCATCGCCAATTTGTTCGCCAATCATAATACCGACAGGATTACCACCGGTCAGCACACCACCAATTGCAGCACCTGTAGTCTTACCAGCTGCTGACCATAAATCTTTTCCACCTGCTTTGCTCCCGATTCCTTCTTTAAAAGCTCCGACGGCTTGTGTACCTACATCCAATCCAACACCAGCAATTGCTAGTTTAGACATACCGGATAGGCCATTCCACTTGCCACGTAAACCAGTTGTTGCTCTCAAAGAAGCACGAGTAGGCCTTGATTCGGTGACTGGAACAGCACTCTCAGCCGTCTGCGCAACATCTTCAACCATTCGAGCTTGACGTCCTACTTTAGTAGAACCACTACCACCCATCCAGTCTATTCCCTTGCGTAAGAGCTTAGAGCCAGCGTAAGCGACAGCCATTGCACTACCAAGTGCCACAACGTGTCCTGTTAAATCCTTAACCGGTTCTGGAAGCTTAATCAGTGCCTTAAGTACGTGGTTGGTATCAGTAAGCATATGTGTAAATCCAGGAAGAACTGTCTTAGTGAAGCCAAGTCCCATGACGTTCAAGTATTGCTTGAAGACTTCAATCTGGTTCTTCCAGGACTTCATGTTCTTCTGGGCTAGGTCAGCAATGTATCCTTTACCCTTGCCTTGCTTTTCAGCATTTTGAACCTGGTTGGTCAAGGACTTCATTTGATCAACGTTCTTAGACAGAATCAGAGCAGATTCTTGTCCAGTAGCGCCGAATAGTCCATGAAAGACAGTCGCACGCTGCGTATCAGTCATGCCTTTCATGTGACTATTCAGCAGTTCAAAGGCTTTGTCTAAGCTGAGCAGGTTATCATGTGAGTCACGTAAATCATCTGGTGTTAAGCCAATTGATTTGAGTGCTGCAACACCTTGACCATTTGGACCGCTAGTTGGTGATAGCAGTGAGTTGATATCCTTACGTAATCCTGTACCAGCAACTGACCCGTCTTGTCCATTGTTACTAAGTACCCCAATCGCACCGATAGTACCTGATAATGATTGGTTTCCCGAATGCGCTGTGGCACCAGCGTAACGAAGCGCATTCCCAATACCAGTGAAGTCAGTCGCAGATAAGTCTGCACCATAGGCCATTTGATTAAGAACAGTCTTAGTGTAGGCAGCCATCTTCTTCTGACTGTCACCGGCCTTGGTCTTGTAACCAAATTGTTCAAGCGCCGGGGCGCCATAACCAACAACCGAGTTGTAGTCATCCCCGGACGCCCGTGCCGCTTGTAGGAAGTACTTATGTGAAGCTAATTCCTGACTACCAGAGTAGCCACGCCGAATCAGCTCTTCGCCACCTTTGGACATATCGACGGGAGAAACACCATATTGAAGAGCGAACTGATTATTGTCCTTCTCCATCTGTTTGGTTTCAGCAGCCGAAGCGCCAGCGGACTCACCACCAGTATGCAACAAGTTCCGGATAGTTGTATATTTATTCTCAAGGTTTGTTGCTTCCTCGGCGGATTGTTTAAAAGCCGCGGCAACCGGCAACATAGCCATCGAGATTGCTGAACCCATATTGACTAGCCGACTTCCAGCACCATGAAGTTTGTCAAAAGAAGTTGACGCCTGTTCGGTACTACGACGAGTTCGATTTACAGCCCTAGCACTCTTCTCATTACTTCGAACAATCGAGTCACCAGTGTCTACTGCCTTTTGTCGGGTTTTACCTTCGGCCTCAGACAGCTTCCGTTGTTCAGCACGCGTCTTAATAACAGAGTCGGTTACCTTAGCCTGCTCTTTAGCAGTTTGAGACTGGTATGTGGCAGTCTTTTGAAGCTCACTATTCACAGATTGTTGACTAGCCGCAATTTTACGATTGCGTTGATCATAAGCATCCAAGTTGTTGAGCATTTTTTCTTGGCTACGAATCAGCTTATCAACCGCCGTTTTTGCTTCTGTCAAGCCAGACTTGTTGACCTTATAGCCTATTTCGATGAAACTTTTTCTCATCGCCATTATGTATTGCCTCCTTTCTAGTTATCGCCAGGATTAAGAGCATGAACGATGGCATTATTCATCCGAATATCGCGTTGCTCCTCGATTTCGTCAGCTAAGGCGTTAGCAACCATCAATTCGTCTGTTGTCATTCGTTTAGTCTCCTCAACACTGGCGATTCCATAGATAGAAGGACGGTAAAATTGCAGAAGGTACTGGGCCTTCTGCTTTAGTACTTGTTCTTTTTTATCGTAAGGATTACCGAAACATGCGGTTTACGAAGTCACTTGCTGCTTCCATGACCTCGTTGAAGTCAGATTCACTACCGACGGTTCCCAAAAAGACATTTCCTTCTTCCATAATCTTTTGATAACCGTCATGGTGGTCCCAGTAATCAAACTTGATGTTCGGGCTTACGATGACATGTTGCATGAGTTGTTTGTTAAATTCGGCCATGGCAATGCTTCCGTTGACCGTCCGAGATTCTTCGACCATGCTGTATTGACGTTTGAGACCAGGATACTTGAGTTTGTATTCGACCTCGTTTCCGTCGTGATCTTCGGCAGTTACAGAGTTGGTCTTGTCTTCATCCTTGATTTGCTTATCGAAGTAGTCCCAGTCGTAGTCACCTTCTAAGATGTTCTTCATCAGCGCTTCATACAGGAGAACCTTGTCTTGGAATCCGTTTACCATCGAAGCGTCTACAACCTTTTGTTGAACGAAGAAGGTGCCCGGATAAGTAAATAGGTACTCATTCCCGGATTCAGCGGTGAAGGTTTCTTGCTTCATCGTCTTGGAGTAATTTTTCTTCTTAGGAGTTGCCTTTTTGCGAGTAGTAGTTTTTACCGCCGTGTTAGTTGCTTGTGCTTCATCTTTTTCAGTCATAATAAAATGTCTCCTTTTTTATTTTGAATAATGGCCTGACATGGAGTTGAACCATGCCAAGTCCCAAAAATTTAAGCAAAAAAATAGACTGCACCGGCAGCCCTACTCAAATTCTATTTATTTACCGGTGCTAAGCGTTTGCGTCGCCATCGTACTTGTAGTCAAAGACCTGTGCAGTCCAAGCACGAGTAGGCACGCTCTTACCGAACGGCGCGTCAGGAGCCTTCTGGATCATGCAATGGTCCCCACCGGTCTTCTCATCCCCATAAGCGATGTGAAAACCAAACACTTCATCAGTGTTGTACAACTCACTAAGTAAGTTGTTGGTTGGAGATCCCTGCTGCACGGTAGTCTGAATGGTCCCCATTGCGTCATATGTAACCGAGGCTGCCGCGGATGCTTGTGGGTCACTCATCGCATCCACCTTATTGTTGGTTTTTTGCGGAGTAACCATGTCGCCGTCTTGGAAGTTCCGAAGAATTACGGTAGATCCATCGGCCCGTGTGATGGTGATAGAGACGTCCTTAGCCTTGTACAGGTTAAGCGTCCGTCCTTCACCGATATCAATTGAGTTGCGACCTGTAAAGTCGTCAACTGCGTTTCCTACTGCCATTTACTTTTCCCCCTTCCTTAAACCCATTGCTGCTCATTACCGTGGACGTAAACTGTGTTGATGGCACTAGATGGCGTATAGCCAAACGTCGTGTCTTTCAAAACACGGCTAGCAATCGCGAAACGACCTACTTCCTTCACAGAAGGAACGTGAGTTGAATACATTGGCTTGCCAGTATCTGGGTCAGTCGCAATAATTCCTGCATTGTAAGACAGGCTCATAGAGCTATCTAGGCTAGCGGCAATCATCCCTAAACCAACCGAGTCAAATGGCGTCTTGCCAGCAGAGTTCAAGGTGTTTTGCAGGTTTCCTTCAACAGTTGCCTTGATTTGATCACGACCGTGAACTTCGTCGATGTAGTAACCGGCAGCGTTCTTGTCATCAGTTTGGTTATCGTTATTACCCTTGTGCACGTAGCAAATCAGGCCTAGCTTTTCCAGAGCCAAGATGTCACTAGCTGGAAGAGTTTCAGGGGTAACATTTGCCAAATCAGATACGAACTTCCATGATACTTGACCAATGGTCCCCTGAGCACCGGCAGCAGCTAAAGCCGCCGCATACAGTTCGTCCGTATCAGTATGGTAGAAACACCATGTCCGGGAGTTGGCAGCGAACTCAGTTGCATCGCTCTTGTTATCTTCACCAAATTGCAAGAACAGAATGTGATAACCCTTAGCATCGTAGCCGCCGTGTTCGATCAGATTGGACAACGCTAAAGCATCATCCTTGTTGTAGTCAGCTAAAATAGCAAATTCCCAGTTGTTGTAGAAGTAGTCAAAACCGGCCTTTGCAATGCCTTGGGTAGGCACATCATCTCCCGGTTCATTGATGGTAACTGGCGTAGCCTTGATTGTAGCCCCGTCAGAGGTTGCGTCAGCCGTAACGCCAGATGGTGCGGGTGCTTGGGCCTTAACAGTCGAATCACCCGTGAAAGTCGTTACAGCTACCAATTCTGGTGCAGGGCTTTGAGCGAATTGCTGTTCAGCAATTTTGTAGACACTCGTATCGGCCGGATAATCGGCTTCCACAGCGCTTAAATATGTATATTCCTTGTAGGATTCTTTGTCTCCCTTAACGAAAATGTTGGAGTTTTTAAGTCCAATCGTCGTTTGAGGGTGTGTGATGTCGATGGTGACAAACACATCGGTAATCTTTGGAATTACTGGCAATTAAATCCCTCCTATTCTCATTTGTATTTATCTTTATCAGATAGATTGGCTCCATTGATGCCAATATCGCCAATTGTGTTTGTTTTATCTTCAAACGTATCTAACAATCGAAGACGGACAGTGAACTCGGCCCGACGTTCAACTTGGGCAGTGATTACGTTATCCGAAGAATCAATATCACCAATCTCAACAACGTAGAAGTTATTCTCATCCCCTAAGTAGTCCATCTGTTGGGTTTCAAATAGTTTTGCCAGCATGTAGCAAAGGGAACAAGCCTTGTTCACGCTTTGAGAATGGGCCATAAGATTGAGATCTGCTTCGAATTCCTCATGGTCCACGTTGTGGGTAATACCGATTGGAATATATGGCTTAATCTGATATGTAAAAAACGGATATGGAAGTTGGGGGCCCATTCCGCCCTCGACAATGCAATCCATACCCGTTTCTTGCTTAATTAAACCTTTAATTTTGGCCATAAGGGCTTTCCAATCAAACGGTTTGTCCATTAGTCGTCACCGCCTCCAGATTGTAGATTGTGATACCGGCATAAGGCTGATAGTCGCTCTTTTTTGCCACTCGATAGGTGATTCCACGTTCAAGGTCTTTGACCTCTGTTCGGTCAGCTATTTTCGGTTGTTTCGAGTACCAGTCCATATCCCAGACATCTAGTATTCCTCCCCGGTTGCCCGTGTAGTAAGTACCAGGGCTAGCGTTAGTTCCAGGTGGGAGTAATGGCTCGTTGACTTTGAGCGGAACGGCCTTATCAGCCACCCACTCACCAGATTCATCATAATGGCCGCCATCGTTGCCGCCTCCCATTTCAATTTCAAGCGGAATCCCCCAGCGATCTATCATGTCATCGAAGTCAAACATTAGTCATCCCTCCTTTATTCAGTTGTCCCAGCGGTGATAGTCGCACCGTCAGCCGTTGGCGTTGCCACCAGGTTAGTCGGAGCCGGTGCCTTCTGTTTTGGGACAGTGAAACCAGGCACATCGGCTGGATCAGATTCAGTCAAAGTACCAGTTGGATCGGTATGAGTTGCTACATAGTCACCCGCAACAACTACTGTACCAGCGGTCAGCTTGGTGATAATCGCACCCTTGGCATCATCCCCAGAGGCAATAACCGTCTTTAGGTCACCTTTCTTGTATACATTAAGAGTTAAAGAACTCGTATCTGCCATTTTTACACCCCCTTTCAAATATTTTTAGGTACAATCTGATAGTCAATAGCGTCTCTCAGGGCGCCCGTATCAATCAGTGGATCATCGAAGCCTTTGTTTGCGACAGTCAATGGCGCGTTGTGTGGCACCTTGAACCGAACAATTTCAGACTTCATTTGCTCAACAGCAATGTGCCCGATCATGTGAAGAGCCATCATGGCGCTACCATCCCCATTCATTAGCTTGGTAATCTGTTGGACAGCAAGCGTCTGCCAACGATCCTCATGCCGAGTAATCGTCCGCTCCATGAACTTACGAGCTGGAATGCTGACTGATTTCTTCTTGACGTAGGTTCGTACACCATCTTTCATAAGAGGAATCACGAGGTAAGGCACATTCTTAGCCCTGATAACCGCTCCGTCATTGTTGACTACAGCAATCATCTGTAAGAAGTCGTCATGAAGAACACCTACCTCAATCTGCATGGAGTTAAAGACGTCAATTTCACGTTCAATTTTTGCGAAGTTGTTTTCTTCGTCAATCAATAGAAATGCACCTCATTCTTACCGATGGGAGCTAGTCCCCATGCCTTTAATAAGTCGTTATAGAGCTTTAAAAACATGTCTGAGCCGAGGCTAGATACGTCAAAAAAGCTCTCAGTTAGAGGGCCCATGGTCTGACTACTTTTGTTATTTCCTTGGCGCATAATCTGTGTACCGATATGAGCCGCCATCAACACCCACCCATGTGGAATGACGTTTTCAGGCTGTTCAGGCAGACCGGACATAGCTACCACCGGTTGAGCCAGGTCAATCCAGTTTTGAATTACATCCGGTTCCAAATTGGCAAATTTCTGGTCCATCACTTGTACGGTAGAAACTTCAATACTGGTCATCTACTCACCTACTTTACAAGCGCAAGCAAATCAGCCTTAGTGGTTACACCACTGTAGCTAATACCCTGAGCGTCCAGATAAGCCTTAATTTGGTCGATAGTGTTGGCAGAGGTTGGTTTGGCTGTATCAGCTTCTGCACTCGTATCAGCCCCGTTATCAGCCGTTGGGGCTAAGCTTTTGGGTCAGTCGTACTAGCAGCTGGTGCAGTTGGTGTAGTTGCCAGTGGGTCTGTACCAGCCTTGGCGAACGCATCCAAAATATAAATACCGTCAATTTGTGGGAAGGAAGGCATTACTTCCTGAGACACATTGATCTTCTTGTTGACGGGGTCAGAATCAAGCATGGTAGTAATAGCCACACCGTTATCAACCAATGTCATATCTACATCAGAAGCAGCTGCTAAGTCAGCTTCTTCTGGGGTGGTAGACATAATGGTCTTCCCAAGTTCGCCGTCTGGTAAGAAGATAACTCGGCCATCTGGAATCCATTTCTTTTTGGTCCCATCAATATCCATGTACCGCTTATCATAGATTTGTACGGTCAAGCCATAGTTAGTCACCAAAAAATTAAGCAATTCAGACTGCGGAATCGTCACGTTTGCCAATTTTCCATTGTCATATAGCATGGTTGACTTAACATTTGTATCACTCATTAGTGCATTAAAAGTGGCTTTATTCATAACAGCACGCGTAATTACCTGATCCGAATCATCGCCTACTAAGTCACGAGCCTTTTGAATGTCTTCAAATGGTGTTGAACCGGTAGTGCCCCAAGCCTTGTCATTTACAACACGGTGAGATGCTTTCATTTGGTAATCTGCTGTAATGGTTTGGCCATTACCAATGACGTTGACCTTCCCAGTTTGAATAATTTGGTTTCGCATGATTTCACGTGTCAATTGCGCGCCCTTAAGCAATTCCATGGAATCTTGGAAGATATGGTTATTAATCATATCTTTTTCTGCTTGAGTCGCATTGGCGCCTACCCGAAGTAGTTGTTGTCGAATAGCTTCATCAATGTAGTAGCCTTCCTTGAAATAACGAGTGTGATCGGACACACGATCAAACCCACTTCGCTTCCGCATGATGGCAGGAACGCCGAATGCAGATGGTGCCAGTGGTTTAGGAGCGTTACTCATACCACGATAGAAAACAAAATCAGAAGCAACCTGCTTAGAATTTGGCATCAACGTTTCCCACAAATAAGGAGCCATTTGCTGAGATAAAGTTGTCCAGTAAGATCCGATATTAGTTGAGTTGATGTCATCAAAAATTGATTTATTCATTTATGTGTTTTCCTCCTTTACTTATTTCGGCTGATGAAGATAACTTTGCCGCCATTTGTTTTATCATGTAGAGCCTTCTCCATATCCTTAGAGATGGTCACGTCTTCTGGCAAGCGGAGCCGGTTAATGTATCCATTGTCGATAACAGTACCGTCGGCAGTACCAGCGGTAACATCAACAGGGAATTCGAGAATACCTTGTACGGTGCCTTTAGTAGCGTCAGTTGCGACCGTCAGAACTGCGTTTTCGTCGTCTAACATTGACGTATCGCCACCAACAGGCGTTCCTGCTGGAATCATTTTGTGGCCATTAGCATCAGCAGTAACACCGGTGTCACCAATCAATGCACCGAACGCCACTTTTTCACGAATAAAGCCCAGAACTTGGTCCGGACTTACATAGTGTTCATACTTAGTCATTATTTACCCTCCTAGTTAGTTGTCGTTTTGAAATACGGATCTTTTTGTGAACCATTTTGCTTAGCTAGCTGTGCCCCATAGGTTCCGGTCTTACCGTCCAACGGAGAACCACCAGCCTTAGGAGGATTACCCTTTAAAAATTCGGCCTTTACACTGGCAGAAATGCGGGTCTTTAACCCGCTTAGCCAGTCCATGTTAGCCTTGGTACTATCAGCGTCCTCAGTTACAAGGTGTCCTAGGTCTTCATCTGTCAGAATCATATCGGCGTCAGAAGCCATCTTGCGAGCAGTCGCCGTCATCTCATACCGCGCTACTTGGGCCTTAGCTTCAGCAGCAGCTTTATTGGCTTTCTCAAGCTCATAATCCTTCTTTTGATTAGTGTTCATGTCAGCAAGTTTCTTGGCTTCTTCGACCTTGGCGTCTTGCTCGGTCTGCCACTTAGCAAACTTCCTGTCGATGATGGCATTTACTTGCTTGTCAGTATACTTAGGCTCATCTTCAGGCTTGTTTTTGCCGTCCTGACTATTTTGGCCTTCTCCTTGACCACCAGAATTGTTTTGAGCTTGTCCGTCTTGTGGACCATTGCCACCAGTACCAGAACTATCACCACCTGAATCGTCTGGTTCAGCAAAGAATTGAAGGTTAAGCGGCATTAAATCGAACTTTTTCATGGGTAAAACTCCTTTCATCCATAGCTTTTAAAGTGAATCCATGCCTGCACTTTCCGTAGCTTTTTACAACATCCACGCCTGGTTTTGGGTACAAAAAAGAGTCAATTCAACGGTAAATACCGAACAATCGACTCTTTCAAATTATTTATTTAAATACACATATTGATAAATCAGCATTCCATAGGCTCCATTTGCTAGAAATAACTCCTATTTAGATTTTCTATATGAGGAATCTTCGAGCAACGACAGTTAGGATGACTATCATCGGGAATGTCCGGTGCACCATTAACTGAGTATGGCCCCAGTTCCTCAATACCTTGGCATTTCAAACAAGCACCAGGCTCACATACCCAGTCAACCTTGGTTATGCCCTTCATCCGGTACGTGGTCATGTTGACCTCGTCCTTTAATCGGGCCGATTCGGTGCGCACAATCCGTCGAGCGTTGAATTCCATTTGCTGGATTCGATCAGCAGCGGATTGTACCGGTTTGAACTGCTTAGGATTAGCATGAGAAGCGAGAATATCGTTTAAATCATTGAGCGACATGCCTTTCTTTAGGTGCTGATTGACTAGATATTGCACATCTCCAGCCATCTTATCGCTATCAACCCACAAATTTTGTGACCATATCTTAGTGGTATCTGGATCAGTGATAATGCTGGTAGCCTTTTTGGATTGCTTGGCAGTCAAATCAAAAATATCACCCATTCGCTTGGCCTCGGTTTTACCGTCTAGCTGTAAGCGGTGAGTGATATTTTTTTGATTGCTAACGGTCATCTTGATAACGCCCAGACTGATAATGGAATCGAGTAAATGGCTACGGTCGATACCCGCGATAAATCCCGAAATGGTCATTCGTTGTTTGGCATCGTCCGGCCAGTCGCTCACATCCCCCATCTGTCTGATAGCTTGCTTCCATTGGTCCATATCCCACTTGGAGACGCGTTGCTTTACCTGATTAAGGGAAATACCCTCATCGTCTGCATAACGCTCATAAAAAGCCATTAGATGGGTCTGAACGAAGACTAAACATTCGGCCGTATACTGGCTACTTTGCTGGTCCGTTTGGTCGTCCAAATTAATTAGTTGCTGAATTCGTTGCTTTTCCTGATTGAGCGTTAGCGGCATTGCCTACACCGCCCTTCTGTTTCTGTTGGTCAGTCATGTTACCAAGTATCTGTTGGACCATTCCACCAGTCTGTTGCTGAGTATCCTGGTTTTCCTTCTTAAATTCGGCCATAGCTTTGTCTGGATCATCCACGAACGGCATCTGTTGAAGTAGTAGCTTGGTGCTTATCTTACCGTAGAAGTAGCTGTAAGCCTGTGCCAACTCCAATAGGTTCTGTGGCGTCGACTGGGTAAAGCGGAACGTCAGGCCTTTCCATACGTCGGGATTCATCCCCGGAACGACCGAGAATACACAACGAAAAACGTCACGTAGCGACTTCTTGAACTTATTGGCTTTAACGTCTGCCATATCCTTCATAGGCTGGTATTTCAGCTTGAGTGTTACCCCAGCTGGATTGCCCGCGAAGGCCTCGTCATTGAGGTTGACGACGTTAGCAATCTGGTAAATGTAATCAACCAGTCGGTCAACCAAGTGTTCCTGAGTTTCGTCGGCGGAAGGCTTCTCCATGAAGTCAACCTGGGTATCAGCCTCGGCACCGTTATCAGCACCGTTGACGACAACCATACGTTCATCTCGTAAGTGTTGATTGAACTTTTTGACTTCTTCCTCTGGTAGGTAAGCGTTGATAATCTTCATATAGGCGTCAGCGAAGTAATCGACGTCGTTGGCCTTTTCTGACATAGCCTTATCTAGTGCATCAATCAGGGTCACGATATCATGGCAAAGCGATAGTCGCTCCTCGTTCTCGACAGCTTCGATGATTGGGACAATTGGGTACGGTAGAGAATAAACGCCGACCTGGTCCAGATAGTTGTCAGACTTGCCATTCATGACAAACTCACGGTCTTGTCCGACACTCATCAAAGACACCATCAGCTCACCCTTCACGTTATAGCTGTAATGCACGCCATATTTGACGTTTCGGGCAATTGTATCGTCATAGATAAGGAAGGTATCAAGTGGGCTAGAAGGTACAACGCATGGGTTTCCTTGCTCGTCCTGATAGACAAAGTAGTAAGCTCGTCCATACATGCTAGCTTCCTTGCTGACCTCAGAGTTCACATCCTCAAAATTGTTCACATTGGTCCAAGTGCTTATGTAGTCATCAGCCTTCTTATCGGTGCTGTCAACCTTCACAGGAGTGCCGATAAAGAAGCCATTGAAGGACGTTACCGCCTTGCGTGGGAAATTAATCACTAATCGGTTATCCGGCTTGTATGCAGCTTTAGAAGCCTTGTGCATGATATCATGGTCTCCCTCATAATACTTACGGTCTTTCAAGTACTGAGGACGAATGTGCAGTCGATGGTAATCAATCAAGCTGACCAGGTCACCAGTGGTAATCTCTTGGCCCGCTGGGAAGATGAACGTATTGTTATGTGTAATCTGGGTGTTGTTAAGCACCTCGTTCTCTAAATTTGGTACATCAATTTCTAGTGCCAATATCTCACCTCCTATCCTAATTTGAATGTTTGAATCGTTGGCCGTCTGCCAATCATATACATGACAAAGTAACGCATGGCGTCCATCGCGTGGTCATGCTGTTTGACTGGCTTATCTTCACCATGCTCTGCGGCCTTCTCATCCCAGACGTAACTGGCGAATTCCTTGAAGAGGTCGGCTAGGTCAGGTGCAAACACAATCTTGCCAGTGTTCATAGCCATCCCCGTCTTACGGATACCGTCTAAAACGTCGTTGTCGGCCTTGATTACATGATGACCACCACGTCGCCGCAGTGTGATAAAGGAAGCAGCAGACGGGTCAATGATTTCAACAGGACTAAGGCCGTCCTCAAATCTATCCAATTCCGCTGAATACTCCTCATCGGTCTTCTGCTTATGCTTGTGCCGTCCATCGTAGTAGTACATCTTAGTGAGGTGCCACGTATCGCCATACAATCCCCACATTAAGAACACTGTTGGGTTTAACGTCCCGTAGTCAATGCTGACAGCGTACTTACGTGCCGTGCCCTGTGGATTCTTAACGACCATCTTATCTTTGTTGAAGTTATCGTAGATGATACCGTCTGACAGTACCCATTGGCCCAGAATGAAGCGTTGGTAGAATACACCCGTATACATACGCTCGTAACGGTCAATCGTCTCAGGAGACAGTGACGGATTATCTTTCATCGTGAAGTGAATATGGATTGCTTTGTGCTGGTCTAATTGATCTAGCCACTCCAGTTTGAACCAGTGGTAAGGCCCAGCCGGGTTGCAGTTGAACCAGAACTTCGCACCATCAACAGACGCACGTGCGGTCGCCTGGTTAACAAATGATTCAGGCATTAAAGCCACTTCATCAAAAAAGAAGCCTGCAACCGTAATCCCTTGGACTAGGTCTTGGCTTCCTTCGTCTTTACCACCAAAAAGGTAATAGTAATTCGTCACGCCGCTATGACTAATGACCAACAGGTTATCTGCCCGCTTATCCTTTACCTCATAGCCACGGCCGCGAAGCATTCTCATCAATGGCCGGATTACGTTACGCCGAAGCGATCCAATCGTCTTACCAGCAATGCCAAACTGTTCTTCGTTATAGTTCGTCATTGACCAGAGAACGTAGCTCATCGACATGATAAGCGTCTTACCCGCCCGGACAGAACCATCACATATAATCGTTTCAACATCGCGTCGATTAAGCCATTCAGGGCAAAGCACCATGGCTAATTCCGGATTGTCGGCTTCAAAGATACGAGGGTCTAGCCACCAATTCAGAACGTTAAGCTGTTTATCTGAGAACGGTGCGAACTCGAATTGTTTATTTTCCAAAATAACTCCTTTCTCGCACTTGACACACGTGTATAATACGTATATAATTAAGTCATAGTCAAGAGGAGGTCAGCAATGAAACGCAATAGGTTACTTAAGCTCTTTAGTAAAAATGGCTGGTACCTATACCGTCATGGCGGTAATCATGATATTTGGACAAACGGAAAATTAAAAGAACAAATCCCGAGACACCCAGATATCAATGAACGACTTGCTAAAGGACTAATTAAGAAGCATGGGCTGAAATAAGCCCTTGCTTTTGTAACTAAAAAAGGAGACCTGAATATGAAAGAATCGAAAGTTGTCTATCCTATCATCATCACTAAAGATGATAATGATTCTGCCGTACCATACTTGGTTCAAATTCCGGCACTAGATGGTTATACACAAGGAACTTCAATTGCAAATGCAATTGATATGGCTCGTGACTATATTGGACTGGCTGTTATGGACATGGAAGATAGTGATGCTGCTATTCCAAATTCATCTTACGATCTTCCAACCGCTTCGAAAGATGATGTGGTCACTTTAGTCGATGTTGATGTAACAGCGTATCGTCGACAACACGATAATAAAGTTGTCAAAAAGACATTGACCATTCCCAATTATTTGAATGAACTTGGAAAAGAAAATAATGTCAACTTTTCGGAGTTATTAACAAATTCGTTGAAGGAAAAACTCAATGTGTTGTAAAAAGCCTCAAAAGGCTTTTTTATTTAGGAGTTATTTCAAGATAATAACTCCTCGTGTTTATTGATTTATCAGTGCTTAGATTGTATACTTTACTTTATAGGAGTTATTTATTCTGTATTTAGATAAATAGACCGTAAAAAGAAGGTACAATCATGAAGCAAAATGTTCTTCCAATCAAAGACTCAAACGTCCTGATTCAAGTCCAACAAACACTACTCGATAGTTTTCGAGCTGGTCGCAGGAACTACACCATCTTCCAAGTGGGGAAAGCCACATTACTTCGAGTAAGCGACGTTCTAGCCTTGCGATATGATGACGTGTTTGACAGCGACGGTAATGCTCGTAGGAATGCATTCATCCACGACAAAAAGACCGGCAAGGCGAACACTCTCTACCTCAAACCAGTCATCAATGACTTATTGGATTATCGTGAATGGTTAAATTCCAAACACATTGAATCAGAATGGCTCTTCCCATCAAGTAGTGACCCGACCAGACATATCAATGAGAAGCAATTCTACAAGGTTATGGCTCGTGTTGGTGACTTACTGGGACTGGATTACTTGGGAACTCATACCATGCGTAAAACGGGCGCTTATCGCGTCTATGTTCAGTCTCACTACAACATCGGTCTCGTCATGACACTACTGAATCACTCTAGCGAAGCCATGACACTTACTTATCTTGGCTTAGATCAGGTCAGCCGCGAACGTATGCTAGATAATATCGACTTCGGGTAGCTTCGGCTACTCTTTTTCTTTGCCCTTTTTAGCAGCAATGATTGCATTTAAGAAGCTGTCCTTCTGCTCACTGGTCAACTTAGCTTCTGGCAGGCGGTCAAGTAGGACTTGCATGGCCTTCTGCTTATCGTATAGCTCAATAACTAAACCGTCCTTACCACGATGGAAGGACTTCACCAACGACATATCAACCTTATCCATATCCTCCGGCTTAATCTGCACGGAATAATAATGCTCGTAGTTGCCGTGAGCATCTTTGTGTTTTTTATCGACTATCTCTTGCACGTCATATTTCAAGTAGTCGCCGAGGTTACTGGTGGCTTGCTTAACATACTCATTTAAGATGTCAGTTGCATTTATGTATAGCTCAGTCTCCTGAGCCTTCTTCAATTCTGCTAGCTGTTGCTTGATATAAGCGTTTCTGAGCAGTCTATTGCCATTTACCATGGCCGTGTTGTAAGTGACGTCGTAGGCCTTCATATAGGCCCACGTTGCATTAAATCTCGTCAAGTAGTAAACGCAAAACATTTTCTGTTTGTCGGTCAGCTGAATGTTGGAATCCAGTTGGTCAATTGCAGGAGGTGCAACCTGGGGTGCATTCTTTTGGTGCTTTTCCTTTTTGGTTGCAGGAGGTGCACCTCGTTGCCAATTATGACGCTTCTTCCAGGATTTAATCGTGTTGATGGATATGCCTAACTTACTCGCAATATCCTTATACTTCATCCCTGACATGTAATTCTGATACGCTTGCTCTTTACCAGTCACGCATACTCACCACCTCTTCAATAATATTAGTTCAATTGAAACCTCGAAATAATTTCAACAGCGTAGTTAACCAATTTATCAATTTCATCAGAACTTGGTAGCTTGGAAATTTCAGTATACATTTTCTTATTCATTAACGCCTCTTTGGACAGTTTTGTCATTTTAATCTTTCCGATAGTAAAGGACTTATCATTGGAAGTCGATTTATCATTCTTTATTTCCTCATCTGGTTCTTTAATTTTTAAGCTTAAATAAGCATCCTTTACAAAATCCACATAAGCACAATATTTCTCAATGAAAATTTCAATTTTATCAATAATCTCCCCAAAATTACGGTCGTTGAATGTTAACTGAGCCATGATAACATAGTCAGAATCCTTAAGAATGGTTTTTATTTTTTCCTGTGCAACTTTACGGCTTGATATGTCAATACGGTACACATCTGTAAATCCAAAGTTCCGAGCCATACAATTTACAAAATTTTGTTCAGCAGAATCACCTGTCTCCTCGAACTCTTTTAATTTATTGTTTAATCTAAAAACCATTTTCTTACCTGCATTATAATTATCTCTGTTTGTTCGGGCATCCCTAATATGCTCTCTTTCATCGTCCATACTCGTTTTTAGGTTCTTTAGCCAACTCAGATACTCTTCTCGACGCTCTGACTGAATCTTAAATCTACATTCACTTCTAACCTTTTTTTGATCCATTTCAACATAAGTATGAACCGTAACATACCAAGAAACCAATGCGGCAACTATGGTATTGATAATGCCTCCAAAGATTGCTCCCCAAAAACTAAGCCAGTTTCCAAATTCGCCTTTTCCCCCCGGAATAATCTCTACAAGTCCGGAAATTATCAATCCAGCAACTATTACCAAACAAATTGCACCGATTACTTCTATCAATAATTTCTTATTTTCTGAAAACATTTTAAACTTTGCCCCTACCATAATTCCAATGGGGAATTCCACCAAAGCTAAAATTACAAATATCCATATCATTTTATCCACCTCAACTAATAATATAGCAGAGGACTAGCTAGTCCGTAAATGTGGTATGCGGTTTCCCGTACAACATTACGTCAACCGTTGGAACACTCGCACCAATCGAAAACGGCAACATCTTAAACTTATCAATTTTCATCTTGGTAATCACAGTCGCATTTTCATCACAAATAATTGCTTTAAATTTCTTCGGATTAAAATGCTTAAGCACCGGAGACGCATACAGCAAGTGAAGGATAATTCCTCCTGCAACTTCATCAAACATGTTTTCTGGAACTGGCCCGAAGTTATGAACGGCATCCCCGTCCAGCAAAATCTTTGTATTCTTACCTCGATAAATTACTAATGGTTCGTCTGTCATTATTCTTCCTCCAAACAAAAAACCATCCCCTAAGGGACAGCTGTCATGAACACCGTTGTTAAGCAAATGTATTTTTATTAAAAGATAGGGGCCTTTCAGCTCCTTTATTTTGAATTGGCGTTCAATTGCGCAGGTTGGATTCGAACCAACGTGTACTGGTTTATGAGACCAGATAGGTAACCACTCCTAAACCGCGCATTAATACTCCTACAATCGTCGAACTCGGAGCTTGTCAGCAACCTCATGGGCTTGCACCTATTTGCGATAAGCACAATCGACAGGCTCTCACGGTGCCTGCTACCGACTGACGTTCTCATCACTAGAGTTGGTGCTTCACTCTTCTAGTGACTGGTGTGCAACGAGGATTACAGGATTCGAACCTGTGACAAGCTGGTTAACAGCCAACTGCTCTACCGACTGAGCTAAATCCTCAAAAACTGGTTGAAATCAACCAGTTCAACTTGGTTGCATTTAGTAACTCTTGTGGCCGGATTCCTCTAATCAACCGCAATGAATCCTGTGGGCTTCGATCCCACGACCCTCGGCTTAAACGGCCGATGCTCTACCAGCTGAGCTAAAGATTCAGAAACCCGGTTGTTTGGAGACCGGGCAAAGATGCCTCTTTACTTAGGCAATGTGCTTGGCAGGGATTTGCACCCTACATAAGAGCAACTTATCGACGGGTATGCTACTTCGTTCGCATTCCTGACCTTGCTTGTTGAGCTAGCCATTCCCAAAAACCGAGGCGTGTACTCCCTTACGTTCTAAGCGTCTACCTATTCCGCCACAAACACACGATGAGTTTTCGGTCATCATCGGGACTAACGCTAGGTTACAAGGCCACCCGCAGGGCAATACTGAAGGTGGGATTCGGACCCACACGTCTTAATGACACTGGAACCTAAATCCAGCGCGTCTGCCAGTTCCGCCACTTCAGCATAATTAACAGACTGAGAATACATCCGTTAGCAGCAGTCTTTAACGACCTTATTTCTTAGTCGCGTTTCCACACGATCCCTCGTGTAACTGCCATAGTCGGTGGAAGGAGTTCCACCCGTTCATACTGCATCCTACTCAGCAGCTTTCGATTCACTAAATGGGAGCTACCCACTCGGTTGCACTACTCGCTACTGAATCGAATCACCTTGCGAGTTCATCGACGCTCCATTCACACCCCTTGTGTGTGGAGCATTAGACTACTTTCAGATACAGCAGGCGAAGACTTTTGCATTTTAGATAATGTTATATTTAATGGTTTAACATACTATTCCTTAGCTAGGAATAATTCATCTTATTCGGAACCCAGTGCTTCGCCAGAAGTTCGCTTTCCTTTTGAGAAAGCAAATGCTTCACTGGGCCGGTAGGCGTTCGCTGTCAAGCTAATAACCATGTTGGTTCAACGCTAAGGACTAACGGTCATTTCCTCACGTCTTATAACTGGTAGGCGCCCTTGTCTGACAAACTTGGACTATCCAACCTCAATCATCAATGCTGTTCACTACACCGGCTAGCAGTTATGCCGTTACCCGCGTTACGCTTAGACCACTTGGCGTCAACGTTTACCGGTTCGTTTCCAGCTGAACGCCTTCAACAGACGTTTTAATGATGACCATTGCCTGAACTACCATCACTGGCGACCATCTCCCGAAAACAGGACGATCTTTGGCCCACATCACTGTGGCTTAATGCCTCAGGCGGCTTTTTCTTAACCTTTCAACGATATCTATACTACGCCGAAATTCAGTTAATGCCGGCGAACTTCACGCAACCTTTTTGCACCTAATCCGCAACCATTTTGCAACCGTTTTGCAACTATCTAGGATTCAGCAGCAGGCACGCGCAAATCTTCCATCAAGTAAACATCGGCAAATTGAAGCAATGCCTTGGGCTTCTTGCTATGGCTGTAAGTGGATTCGGAGTAACCCAAGTCCAGGTAGCACATAGTATCTGTGTAATCCTGCAAGTAAAGCATGTCCAAAAGCTCGCGGCATTCCTTATCACACTTACCTATCGCTTCGACGGTTCGTTTAATAACCTCTTGTGCATAGAGCTTCTGTACGATACGAGCATCGTTGCTATTACCACTAGCAGGAGCCTTCGGCATTCCGTCGTAATTTGGCGAGCGTAGATCTGTCAGTGACTTGCCAGCAATCAGTACCATACGAGGTAGTGTCCACTTAAGGAAGCTAGCCACCTTATGGCACGTTGCCTGCTTGTCTACTTTTGGGAAAACATCACTCATGCTCACGTTGTTAAAATCAATCTCCATCACTACTGACAGCCCCCATCATTCCATTAGTTTATGGTAAAATAAGTTGTTGAGATATTTTGGTGAGGGCTGCTGTTAGCAGCTCTTTTTTGCTGTCTAAATATTTTGTGATTGCTTTTCCAGCTCTAACCCATGCTCATAAACTGCATGGTTGAGGGCCACATCTACCGATTTCGTCTTTTGTACATACTGATCAACGGTTTTAATTCGTTCATCACCACGGATCATCATGTCCTTAGCAATCGCCTGCAAAGCTAATGAAATAGAGTTGTAATATCCCAAAATGCGCTCATTAAAAACCTTTCCAGTCTTAGTTGTGATAGTTTTCGGCGTTCCATCATCAAACATTTTAGCGAACGCCACAATATAGTTTCTTGGTTCGCTCGTGATGTGATACTCACCGATTCGCATATCAATCATTGTCTATTCCTCCGTTTATGACTTTGAATTTGCTAATTCTATTCTGCTTAATTGCCTTATCCATTTTATGCTTTGGCCATTCTTCAACACTTTCAAATTCGTACTCAACAATCACATCAACAAAACTATAGTCAATTTTGTTGATACTTGTAATTATTGCTACAATACCCTTGCCTCCCCTCATTTCTCCAACTCGCATTTCAGCTAAACTTCCATTCTTATCTGCTCCCTTTTTAAATATCATTTTGCTGGGACTTGCTGGAAAAAAATGCTCTTACGGATTAGGTGATCCAACTTCTTGCCCTACTACTGTAGCTTCAATAACAGGAGAGTTGAGCCAATTGTATGAAGTCATTTTCTGAATGAAAATAATTACATACTTTTTTCCTTTAAAATCTACTATTTCACCGGTAGACAAAGACTTATCGTAACCTCTTTTTTCAACTTTCATTGGTAAGCATGTCATTTTCCTCCTCCTAGGATTAGTCCAGTACCGAATGCAACCATAGAAATATCAACCATGGCGAACATATTATCGAAGTCAACCTTAATTACAGGTTTTCCAAACATCAACGCCAGTGCTCCACCTAAAAAACATATTATGGTTCCAATTGTGCGTTTACTAACCATAACCGCATTTCCTCCTAAATAAATTAGAAATTTTATTTAGTTGCCACCAGTGAAGCAACCGCCTTTATCACAGACTCTTTCTCGTCCGGATCACCAATACTTGATATTTTCATCATGTATCTTTCTAATTCATCATCTAATTTTTTATTTCGTTCATTACGTTTTTCCCAAATATCTGCTTGATTAGGAACGTCCGTTAAATAGTTGATTCCTAGCCAGCCACCAAACCTATCGTTCTCTCGTAATGGAAACTTTCCTTTTCTAGTAAAGCGTCGTTCATAACCATTATCCGGTTTCTTAACATAAATCGAACTAGTATTAACTTTTGTAACATTGACATCGTATGTTTGATATTCTCCACGATTTGAATAAACCAAATATAATTTTTGTCCCACGCTAACTTCACTTAGTTTCATGAACATACCTCCTACATAAAATAAGAATTTTAACTAATAAATTGGCTTGCCAACTATCTTTTTAGTATCAAGTTGAACCGGTCGTGTAGACAATACAACATACCCCGGTCTCTGCTTATAATCAGTAATGAAAGTAACTGAGACCGATGCGCTTCTTCCTGTATACTCGCCATTAGACCACTCTCGAAGCCACAGCATATCGTTAACTTCAAAGTTACGGTCGTTCTTCCGAATCTCAAAATTCTTTAGTCCATTAAGCTGTGCTTCCATGAATTCTGGAGCAATTTTCAATTCTTGAACTTTAGCCATAAAATCATCCTTATTTGACGATGTCGTATCCCCATTCTAAATGTTCAAACGCTACCTCCTTAGCAGCTTTATCAATTTCGGTCTGAGTTGCATTGGCAGGTAACTCGATGGTATCGTGCCACTCCACGCCAGCAAGCTGAGGGCTTGACCAAACATCAATCTTAATTTTTGATTCATTTTTCATTTATCTACCTCCGGAATCCGTAAGACAGAATCCAACCACCATTTACCATTGGTTTGATGCTTTCTATCGTTGATAGTAATCTCATAGCCGTTATCTTGGTCCCAACCATCGTCCGTAACGAAGTAAGTTTCCATCATACGTCGGAACCCTACACTCTGCTCTTTTAAGCTCATAGTGAGTGTCTCTTCTCTTAACGTTGAAAGGTTAAATCGTTTGAATTGGAGTTCAACCGTGTACTTCATTTGTCTTCCTCCACTTGATACCCGTCTAACCACGCACGGGCAATTAGTTCCTGCTCATCATAGTTCCAACTCCACTCGGTAAATATCTCGTCCATCCGATAATGATTAGCTTTATATTCTTCAATCGTATCTGCCCATGATTTAGGAATCACTGGCAGCTCAGCATAATCCTTCTTAAATTCATTGTTTGTCATAATTAGGCGAATATTTCCAGAACATTCAATAATCCAATCATCAGGTTTAATTGAATTTTCATCATATCCAAAAACAGTAAATTTATCTTCTGGAATATACCAACAAGGTTGAGATTCCGGTGTATAACTAGGATCACCTATAAAGCCATTGCCATCTTCCCATTCGACTCCCAGGCGATTAGCAGAGTCTGTAGTCCCGTTAAATTGTTCAGCTTGAATTGGTTGCTTTTGATATATCTTAATCATGCTGTGCCTCCTAACCGACACTCGAAATAATCGATATAATCGGATTAAGCGCGTTCCAAAGGCAATACAGTGAGATTCCCAAAAAAACAAATCCTATGAACAAGCCAATCACGCTAAAAATCCAAACACCCATATCGTCATCTGAACACCAGTACTTAGCCTCTTGTCTCCTTCTAGTTACGTACCGAACTACACATATAACGGTAATCACCGTTGCAATAAGCAGTACCGCCCAAATTGCCGAGAACACATAGTTAGTCACCACGTACTGATGAACCATATCCTTTGCCACTGTCGGCAACGAACTAAGCTGTCCATCCAGCGTACCGATCAACTTTGCAATTGCTTCTTTTTCCATTTAGTTGTCCTCCAGTTCATCCATGCAAGCACGCCCGAAAAAGATCAGGAATGCTGCTTCTTCCTTATCCGTCCAGCCTTCATAAATCTTTTTGATATCTCCCGGCACACCAATATCAAGCGATGGATCAACTTCGACCCGTGAATTCACATCTCGCATGAATTCACCGATAATCTGAATTGGATATAAGCCAACTCCAACTGACAGAACAAATAGATAGGCCGTTACTTTTTCAAAGTCTGACTTAGAAGCCATCTAGTCCACATCCAATTCGGTTTGGTCGGGATTGTCTTCGCCATCAGTATCTAGTTCTGTTTGATTAGGCGTAAACGTCATAATTGAGTGTCCCTCGAGGACTTGCGCAAAGGCATCACGCTTACCGTCAAATTGATCTGCTGGAATCCGTACCTTTAGCTCGATGACTTGGCCTTTATTGACTGTCTTTTCAGTTGAATTTAAGACGCTACCCTTAACGGTGATGCTGTTATCCTTAATTTCGTTTGTCATTTTTAATCCGCTCCTTATTTGTTTGCTAGTAAAATTTCGCTGATTACCGCGTTGCGTTCGCGGCTTGAAAGCTGCTGAATTGCATCACGGTCCACCTTCAACAAGCTTTAAAAGTGAAGCTGACACCAGCCAAGCGCTTGTGTCATATCCTCATGGTGATCCTCGAATGATCGCAAAACGAACCGACGAAATACCTTCTGATTTTCGTTCAATGCTGATTACCTCCTACAAATTAGTTGCTTCAATCCATTCATAAAGCAAATTGGTACATACAAGTGGTTGAGTAGACTTACGCTGTTTCGTAATGCCTTGGGCTATTACTTTAAAATCATGCTTTCTAACTACAACTGCTTCAACTGGAATGCCTTGTGTCAGTAAAAACAGTTTGAATCGCAACTTCACGCTACCATCTATCCCATAAACTCCAAACGAATTTTTTACGTCATAAACGTGTGAGATTTTACCGTCCTTGTATATTACAAAATCAGGCTTATACGATATTTGTGACGCTTTAACTTTTCCCAGTTCAGTAAGTGGTGTAAGCACGTACTTAGGGTGGATTGTATACTGCAATCCGCTATCCCGAACGAATCGCGTATAGAAGTCAGCTTCTTTTTGACTATCGAAGGTGTACCCATCCAGATGGACTTTAGTGCCATGTTTATTTAACGCCGTAGGCGACTTCATTCAACTTTCCCCTCCAATAATTCCGGATTCTCGTGAATGTTGCCAATGACTTCATAAGTGGCCTTATCATCAGCCGCCCAATATTCTTGCCTACAACGCCGGTCTTTCATGATAAGTGAGTAGCCATATTTCTTGTGATATTCAACATATCCGACTTTATCGTCTGGTGACAGCAATACAACATGCATTCTAACAATGTCGCCCTCGTATATTTCCTTGCCATTGGCATCTTTCAGGCCGGTAGATTGTTCTACGATATACTTGTCTGGCGACATTTCAGCAAATGCCAGAATGCTACTAGCCTTCCCATATACCATTTCTTGCAGTGGCCCTTTAGGCCCAAAAGGCATATTCCACGCTCTAAATTTTGGTACCATCATTCGCCCTCCCAATCTCAACATCACTCGGTGCCACCTCAATATGCCTGTGGTCGCCTT